TTCCAATCCCTCATTGGTGGGGTCGACTCCTTTCTGTTCAAATTCACTCTCCGGAACAGAATAAACAATCATGCCGTTCCCGTATGCCTCTGCCAAAGCACAGATGTTGTGTTCATCCCATCGGCCAGAACCACCGCTGGGTAAACTGTGGCAGCTTTCAAGGCCTTGGTGATCTGACATCCTAAATACGTCAATAGGGTGCCGAGAATATATTAAATAATAGTTTTCATATAAGTCACCAATATTATCAAGAAAGTTTTGAAACTTTTGATCCAAAAATAGTGAAAACTCTTTCATTTTATCAAAATCAAATCTTTTATCTTTTTGCAATTGGGGTATTGGATCGGAATGCGACCACGCTTTATCAGATGAACTAAGGCCTAACCAGTAATTAGCATCATTAAAAAATCGAATCAATTGGTTATATGTTTTATCATTCACCTTAAAACCGTAAGGATTGCCGGGCAACAAATATTTTTCATCCGGTAGGTGTTTCATAGATTCGGCACCGGTTTTGCCTTGTATTTTGCCTCTAGAGCTAACCTTCATAAGGGTATCTCTCATTAGAGCAAAGTGTTCTTCTTGATATTGTTTAAAATTCTCAACAAAATTAATAATCCCAGATAACAGCTTGGGCAAATTCAATGTAACTGTCTTTCTGAATGTTTTTTGTTCTCCGTTTTTGACAATGTTGGTGATTTTTGTCTTGGTGCATGGCATTTTTGAGCCCTTTGCTACCCTTCCTTTTTCATCTCGCACAATTGTCGGCTTTCCGATCTCCCAACCCATGCCTATTAAAGCATCCATTGTCATTTTAAGTGGAGATTTGGGATCTATGATCCTCAACTCTTCTATAAATCTGTATCTGTCTCCGAATATGTTTGTGAACGGTAGGTCTTCAACAGGCATTTGCAAAACTTCATCCAAATAGCTAATCTCTTCGTCTGTTGCTTCTTTCAATTCCTGTTCTTCTATAAACCGTCTCCAGTTCTCCATCAATAGTTTCATTTTATTATCCTACAAATATATTTAGTGGAACATCCTGCATTAATTCTTTGGCATTCTCTGTCATGTTCTTATCGGTTTCAATTAATTTGTCATAAGTCATTTCTGACAGAATAGTCTTGAGCTCTTCTCTCAATTTTTCTTGCTCTGACGATGCTTGACTAAGAAGGTCCGAAGCATTAAGTGATATGTTGTCTCCGGGAATTGGCACGTTGCCACCGAACTTGCCCCTAACTTGTCCTAATGTTTCTTTTGAAAGCGCAAGAGCAAATCTACGAATCCATTGTTTACCAATTGAATTAATACTTTCATATGGAATGTTCTCAAACGGAAGAGTGTTCATATTATTGATACCATCTTGGCCCGAATCATAATCGTCTTCCCAAATATCGTTCCCGCTATCAACAGTAAACCTAAACCATACCTTTTCCGGCGATACGTTATCCGGGGTTGGGTAAAGTCTCAACTGGTTGTTAATAACTTCGTAAGAATAGTGAGATGTTCTTGTGTAAAGATGATCTTCATAAGATATTGCCTGTAATTTATTTTGCCAAACAGGGATAACTTGAAATGTAGAATCGTCAGCATACTGTCCATACGTGTGCATATCACCTACAACATTCAGTCCACCATAATAGCCGTAAAATCTCCACATTTGTCTTGGAGACACATAATAAACTTGTCTAATCTTGATTCTCTTATTACCAACTTTATTAAAGAAAGGCGAATCAGAATCAGTAGCAGCAGACGAAGACACAATGTTTTGCAGATCATAGTCTTGCTGGTCTGTAACAGTATCAAATGAGGCAGAATAAATTGAAGTCTGTCCTCCGATTCCTGCTTCTGTGCTAAATGCCTCTCCGATTCTAAAAGCTGATTCAAAAGAAAACTTTGGATACTTAAGAGCAACGTCAGTACCTACAAGATCTCCACTAGTGATTTCACCCTTGTGATCAAAAGAACCAGTGGACCCTCCAAGAGCAGATCCGATTATGCTTTTTGCTTGATACGTATTAACAATATAAGAATATTCAAGACACGCTTCTTCGTAATTGGCATATACACTGCCACTGGTGATCTCGATATCAAGAATATCTCCACCAAGTTTTTTGTAGGTATAAGCTACCTGAGCTATTGCTCCCGTGACGAAATCAGCAGATGCCGTATATGCCCCGATAGGACACGCAATTGCAACGTCTGAATCCTTTGGTGCAGAACCATCAAAGGAAGCTGTTTTTGGTAATACGATCGCACTAACAGTAGATGTTGGTGTCAAAGTTGGTAATGACATTCATGAACCCTCCATTCATTCCTAAATAGTTTCTTGAATGGCTTTAATCAGTTGGGTTTTTGTCATTGTGGATTTGACTGCGATCTCGTTCTCTTTGGCATATGTCATGAGAGCTTTTTTCGTCATCTTTTTAAAGTTTGGGGTCTCTGTTGCAATTAGAGTTGGTTCGTTGTGAGGCTGGATTCTCATCTCAACTGAAGGCTCTGGTTTGGTTTCTGGTACCGGTTCTGCTTTCGCTTCGACAACAGGCGCTGGTGTTCCAATTGTTTCGCACACTTCATCAATAATTGAAGACATGTTTTTCATTCTTTCCAAGATTACTGAATTGTCTTCGATAACTTTTGTCATCTTTGCTTCTTGTTCTCTTGCCTTCATTCTCTCGATTCTCTTTTGTCGTCTGAATCTTTGTGATTTTCTAGCCATAATAACTCCTTTTAGTTTGCAAAATAATTAGTCTCAAACAGAAAAAGCCCACCGAAGTGAGCTTAGTCTTAATGTTGTGGAGATTATAGCCTATCAGCCACTGATAGTAATCATATCGTCAACAGGAGAAGCGATTAATGCATACCAAGCAGTTCCATCGGTAACAAGTTCTACTTGATCCCCAACTTGATTTGCCGAACGAACGCCATCGGTTCCAATAATGGTAATGGTGTTTCCGGGATTAGCCAGACTGTCAGCATCACCAGAAAGAGCCCCCAGTTCAACTGCGTTGATACTATTAGCAGCACCAGTAATTGTGATGTTTTTAGCAGCAGCAGTTCCAACAATGAATTTACACCACCAGCCAGCACCAGCAGCCGCTGGGGTTGGTAAAGCTATCTCAAAAGCAGCAGCAGCGCTCATTGTTAGCATAAAAATAGTTCCACATTCAGCAACTGATACAGTTTTTGCCGCAGAGACTGTTTCAACCTTTTTTCTATCCGCAGAGTATCTTCCTAATTTAGCCATTTTATATAATCTCCTTATAATCAATTAATCTTTTATGCGTTCAAATCGCATTCAGTAGTAAATAGTCTTCACAAATAGAAAACCCCCCAACCAAAAAGGAAGGGGGGTCTTTTTTATCTAACTAAATTAGATTAGCTAGATCCGCTTTCTCCTGCGAGTCCACGAATGATAACAAGACCGTACATATCAGGACGAACCATCTTCTTAGCGTAACGGGTCATTACCCCTTTACGTGGTACGAAGTCTTCAGGTCCGAAGATTGTAGGTGTAGTTTGTAGTGGTACGTATGGAGCATATACATAACCAGACTCAAGGAAACTATTTCCTTTACGTCCTACAAGAATCACGTTACGTGGGAAGTAAGGATCAACGATAACGTCCATCTTACGATTTAGTGCACCCACCTTAACAGCGCCGATATCACCCTTGTCAGCATCTGCGGTTACGTTTGCACGGAAACCAGAGGTGAATTCAAGAATGTTAGCGGTTTCTGGAGATACAATTACAAAGTTAGCACCGCCACGAAGTGTCTTAATGTGGATTTGAGCAGAAACGTCATTGATGGTCTCAATAAGAGTTTCATACCACTCTGATACTGTACCTGTAAAGTCAGGAGCAGCAGCAGTTGCACCAAGTTCAACACCAGTTGTACGATTTACGAACAAACCGGGAGAACGAGACCAGTAGAATGTTGCAGCTTTTGCACCATTAACAAGGTCAGCAAGGATCTCACGATCAATTTCCAAAGCAATTTGCTCTGAAAGAATAGAAGTCAATTCAACTTCAGCATCAAGATTGTGATAAGCATTCAAGTCTTGACCAAGCTCAGGAGTCCATTTAGCTTTTAGCTTTTTGGTCTGTGCTGTGATCGCTGTTGAATCAACCTTGATGTCGATTTCTGGAATTTCTTCATTGTTTTCTAACAACATTGTGTATGAATCCAATGCACCACCACCATCAGTTTTAACGCCAATAGAGTCCTTAGTTGGATGAAGAATACGAATTGCTCTATCCGGAACGATGGCCGCAAGGTCTGAATCATTACTAATGAAATACATTTTAATGTTTGTTCCATCTGTTTGAGTCAAACGACGTAATAATTTTGCATTAGCATCATCGACAGCAGTACCACCACCATCACAGAAAGCAAGAGCAGATCCAGAAATGAAAATCGCTCCAAGATTATCAGTGTCTAAGTTTGTGAAGTCACTAATTGGAAGACTAAGTTCTGCCACATAATTGCTTGTAAGAGCTAGCACATCTGGGTCCCACTTAAGGGATTTCTTTTGAGTATCGCTTAAGCCGGAAACTAGACCGAAACTTGTGTAGTGACCAGTAGCGTTAATATCCGCAACAGTTTGTGGAGAAGCATATGCATCGCCAACCTGTCCACGCATAGAACCTGAGATATTTTCGCCAAAAGCCGAAGATCTCAAGTTTACACCATCAATAACAGCAGCACCAACTTTGTCGGTACCATATAGTGATCGTCCAACTTCATGTCCCAAACGAGGAGTAGTTGTATCTGATTTGGTTCCACCATAGGTGAAATCAAGGAAGAAAATGAGTCCACTTGGCAAACTCATTGGTTGTACACTAACAAGATCGTTAGCGATAAGTCCCGCAAATACACGACGTACAATTGGGAAAGCAACAGCAGCAAAACCTTCAACGTTTGCGCCTGCCTGCATAGACGAGCTTTCACGAAGTAGTTCTTTAGCTTGGTTTTCAAGCAAACGAGCCATATTGTGCTTGCTTTGCTCATTTGTAAGGCCTTCTAATAAACCTGTTTGTGACCATTTGTTCAAAAGGGCTTGCCCTTCTGCTTTCATATCACGGTTTATGATGCCTTCAGTTAATTTCTGAATAATAGACATTATAATACCTCCTTATGTCTTATTTGATACCAGCAAGTTTTTTCATTTGGTCTGCAAATGAGAATTCTTGTTCTGGTTGTTTGCGTCTTGGCATAATACCTGAGAGATTTGATTTTCTGTTTACTGACTCCCTAAGTGATTTTGGCCCATCTTGTTTAGATGTTCCCACTGTAGTTTTGAGTGCTTCCTGAAGATTTTTTGCCTCTTCGGGTGTTTTTGCCTTTGCGATGGCTTCGACAATTTTTGATTTTTGTCGCTCATTCAAGGAGGCATCGCTTAACGTCTTATTGCTATAAAGCAATTTAGCATTTGATAACAAAGTCTCTTTTAGACTGTTATCTAATTTGTTTACAATTTGAAGTAATTGTTTGTTTTTTGCATTTGTGCTTTTTAGAGATTCTGATAATTTTTCATTCTTTTCTTTTAACTTTTCATTTTCTTCTTCCATCTCTTCAAGAGCCTTCTGCATTTCTTCTTGATATTTAAGAGTCTCTTCGTTGGTTTCGAATGTGCCATTTTTGTGTTGTCCGGACATTTCCATTGTAATTTCCTCTTCAATCACTTCTTGTTCTTCGTTGGTTTCTTCAACTTCTGATAATATATTCATAATTTCTTCTAGGAGTGCTTCTTCACCGCCACCACCTGCATCGTCTGTGGGCATATCAAGTCCTAAATCGCCCATTAGATTTTCTGTAGATTCTGGTTCGCCTTCGCTACCTTGTTCATCATTAGCTTGACCTAAGGCTGTTAAGTCAAACTCATAAACCTCTTCATCATCGGTCATTGTAAATGTGACATCCTCATCTGGGTTATTAGTTGGTGCTGCTGCAAACGGTGCTTCAATTGCACTAGTAGCAGGAGCAGATGCAGCCATAGGGGCCCCTTCTTGCTCTTCTAAAACATCTTTTTCTAATAGAGAGTCCACCGCTTCTTTGATTTGTGGTGCGTACTTTTCGATTAAAGATTGTTCTGCGTTTTTTAGGGCTGCTTCACGCAATGCCGCCGCATCTACGATTGCTTGTTCTAACATTGAAGACATTAAATTTAACTCCTAGTAATAGTTTTATCTATGATAAATAGTTTACTTGACAGGAAAAGGAACTGTTGCTAAGCTATATGAGAAATGGTGATCCCATTGTCGTTTGTATTGATAACGTCAGCAGAGTAACATATAACAATATCACCACTGCCATCGTTGGTAATGCCCTTCACTGTAATATCAATTGTTTGAACACCAGACGCAGCACCAGCAGCCGAAGTCACTTTTATATCAATACTGGTAAGTCGCTGAGAATCACCAGCATTTCCTGCATTACTGGTGGTCTCTTCACTTGTAGCCTGAATATAAGTATCAGAACCGCCCACTCTTGAAATAGCTCCAATTATTGTAAAACCCATAGCTGTGTCGCATTGGGATCTGGTCACAACCCCGTGTATTTTGAAGCCTGCGGCATGTTCGTCGTTAGGAATAGTGAATCTCATAAAGCCAGTGTCAGAGTTGTTATTAATTGAGCCTTTCTTTCCAACAATAGTTGTCTTGGTGGCTTGCTCTTGCTCTTCACCACCAATTGTAAACCCTCTCTTTGTGAAAGCACCAGCAGTTATATGGTCTTGAACTGTTGTTCCGGAGCCACCT